CCCCCCCTTTACAGATTCTGTAAAAGACCCGCGGCGACACGGCTCAAGCGGTGCGGCCGTCCGCGCCGATAAACCCCCGACATGGCTACGATCGCTGAAGTGTCCGCCAAGGTCGCCCTCGCGGTGACCGCGAACGAGGCGGGCGACTTCGGAACCGCACTGACCTACTTGCGCTCCGCCAAAATGCTCCTGGCCAGTCTCCCGAGCCGTTCGGCAAAGGAAGGTCAAGAGGTGGAGTTCGATGCGGACAAGCTGGATTCGATGATCGCCGAAATCCGCCGCGCGCGAAGCGGGGCGGTCGGCCTTCGCAGCTCCGCCGTCGTTTACCAGAACACGCCGCCGACTGACACCTGCTAGTCGTCCCGCCCATGGCCACCAGCACGCCCACTCGTCGATCGCGTTCGACCACGCGCCCAAATAAAACCGCGGCCAAGCGGCAACGTCGATCGAACTCCCGAGCGGCGAAAGTCGAATCGCGCGCGGTCGTCTCGACCGAGGCGTGGACACTGCGTCGTTGGGAAGCGGGCGAGACCAACCGCCTCAACCGGGCGCATTGGCAAAATGCCACCGGCCAAACGATCAACGCGGACCTCGCCGGTAATCTGAAGACCCTCCGCGCTCGCTGCGCGTACGAGGCCAGCAATAATCCGATCGTCGAGGGGATGATCCAGTCCCACGCCGTCGACATCGTCGGGCCGGACGGCCCGACTCTCGACGTGCTGTCGGACTCCGAGGAATTCAACGAGCAGCTCGAATCGCTATGGGGAGACTGGTGGAATCCGGGACCACTGAGCGGTAACCCGAAACCCGACGCGGCCGGCCTGCTCTCCGGGCCCGATATGCTCCGCCAGTCCGTGTGGCTCTGGTGGACGAAGGGCGAACACGTCGTCCAGCTCACATCGGATCCCGCTGTGGCCCTCGACCATGTCGCGCTACGATTCCAATCCATCGATCCTGATCGCCTTGACACCGACCCACACCACGCCGGCGATCCGCGAGTCGCCCTCGGCGTGCGTCGCACGAAGGCCGGTCGGCCCATCCAATACATGATCGCGGACCTGATCGAGAGCGGTCCGTTCTCACTGTTTGGCTACGACTACACTCACTATTCGGCGGACGAGATCATCCATCAATTCGAGTGCCTCGAACCGGGGCAAGTGCGAGGTGTGCCATGGCTCGCCTCCGCCCTGCAGACGATCGCCGAACTACGCGACTACGACAAGCAGGTCCTCGACGCGGCACGCGCCGCCGCCGCGCTCGGTGTGGTGTGGTGGACGGACCACCCGGACGCCCAATACCACGAGGTCAACGAAACGACCGAGGTCGAGCGCAACAAGCAGTGGACGGGCCCGCCAGGCTGGAAGCCCGAGCTGATCGACCCGAAGCAACCGGCCGCGCAATACGTCCAGTTCCGCACTGAACGACTGCGCGAGCTCGGCCGCGGCCGTTCGATTCCGCTGATGAAGATCCTGCTCGGCAGCGAGCGTCACAACTTCGCCTCCGCGCGGATGGACAACCAAAACTACCAACGCTCTTGCGAAGCGATCCAATCCTGGACCGAGCGTTTCACGCTTAATCGGCTGCTGGCCACGTTCCTGCGGGAGCTCATCCTGCTCACGCGCAATGGGCGATTCGTCCTGCCGCCGCGCCCGGAGAGGATCCCGGTCAGGTGGCACTGGCCCACCCAGCCGCACGTCGACCCGCTCAAGGAATCCAACGCGCAGCGCATCCGGCTGGAAACGGGCACACTGTCGTACGCGGCCGCCTGCGCCGCCGACGGTGCCGATGAGGACACCGTGATCGCCAGCCGAGCGCGAAGCGCCAAGAAGCTCAAAGCCGCCGGACTCCCGCCGGTCCCCACCGCCCAACCACGCGCCGGCCCACGACCGCAGGACGACGGATTGGACGGGGATGAACTGGACGACATCGCCGCGCCCGACGATGGAGCAACCGTTGACAATGGCTAAGACTAACCCCACACGCCGCCGCGGCACCGTTCGTAATCGTGATCGACTCGCGATCGAGATCGGCAGCGAGGACTGTCTCACGTTGCGCGAGGCCAGCGCCACGCTTCCCGCGCAAGTCGACACCGATCTGACGGTACGCACATTCGAACTGCGCGCCGGTACGGTCGACGAGGGCACGCGATCGATCGGCTGTGTAATCGCGACCGAGCAGCCTGTCATGGTTCGCGACCCGCAAACCTACCAGGTGATCGACGAAATGCTACGCATGGACGGCGCCCAGTTCGCCGACCGCGTGCCGCTGCTCAACAACCACTTTCGATGGTCAATAGACGATATCCTCGGCTCGGTCCGACAAATGAAAGTTGAAGGCCGGCAGTTCGTCGGCCGAACGTTCTTCGCGTCGAACGATGCGGCCGCCGATCGCGCGTGGAACAAAGCCGCGCAAGGCCACCTCACCGACGTGTCGGCCGGGTATCGATCAATCGAGTCGACGGACATCCCCGCCGGCCAGACTCGTGAAGTCAAAGGTCGCAGTTACACCGCCGGTCAACGCACCCTCCGCATCACGACCCGGTGGGAACTGCGTGAAGTCTCGCTGGTACCCGTCGGCGCCGACGCCGACACCAGACTCCGTGAAGCCGCGGTAGCACCGCTGCAGCTGCCCTCCTCTCCCCCCGCCTCCTCCGCTGTAAGGACCACCCACGTGAACCCGCAACTTCGCGCCTTTCTCGAATCGCTTGGACTCCGAACTGACGCCGACGAGGCGGTCGCCTGGACTTTCTATCGCGGTCTGACCAGTGACAATCAGACACGCGCCGTCGCTATGCTCGGCGATAGTCAACCGCCGGCTTCTTCCGCCCCCGCCGGCCCGGCTGGCAACACCAGTCCCGCGCCGACGGATGGCCCGCGACAGCAACAAGCCAGCCCGCCCTCGCCGGCGTCTTCAGCGACCACCCTCTCGGTGCCCGCCACCGAAGTGGAGCGCATCCGGGCGGAGGCGATCACGGCCGAGCGAACTCGACAGGCCCGGATCCGGGAACTCGCCGGCACTGACGTGCCCGCGGACCTGGTTCAACGCGCGATCGCCGAGAACATGGACGAAGCCCGGTTCGCCCCGCTCTTCCTCGTGGCCGTCCGCGACGGTCGCAGCGGCCCAGCCGGAGCCCCCGCCGTTCACACGCGAGGCCACGAGCAGGATTGCACGCGAGCCGCCCTCGAGGGTGCGTTCCTCGTGCGACAGGGCTGCGCATTGGATCGACAAGCATTCGCTGACCCCCGGCTGCGATCCAGCCAATTGCTGCCCGGGTGGCTGCGTCAGGACATCAACCACGCGGACCGGCAGCGCGTGATGGAACTCGCCCACCGCTACAGCGGCATGGCGATGCCCGATCTATGCCGCGAGGCTGTCCGTCTCGACGGCGGAGTGGTCACTCACAATCACGACGAGATGATTCGAGCCGCGGTGTCCGGATCGAGTCTGACCGCGATTTTCTCCACGAACATCAACGCCGAGCTGCTCGGCGCCTACGCGGAAGCGCCCGACTCGACCAGAGGTTGGGTCGCGGAAACCGACGTGGCCAACTTCCTCGCGAGCGAACGCGCTTCGATGGGCAAGTTCGGCGCGATGCAAAAGTTCAAGCGAGGCGGTGAAGCAGACCACCTGGACACGAGCGACTCCAAGGAGTCCAGCAAGATCGCCCGCTACGCCGGACAATTCGTCTGCGACGAGATGGATCTGATCGACGACCGTTTCGGCGCGATCGAGCAGCTCTCACCGACCGAGATGGGCCTCATCGCCGCGGCGCTTCGTCCCGACCTGATTTATTCGATCCTGCACGCCAACGCGGCGCTCGACGCCGATAGCCTGGCGCTGTTCCACAGCACGCACGCCAACATCGACACCAATGCTCTGTCGGCCGCCAACCTGGAGGCTGGCATCGCGAAAATGTCAAAACAGCGGATCAAAGGCCGCCCGCTGAACGTTCGGCCGCGGTATCTGCTGGTGCCCCATGACCTGCGATTTAGCGCGGACATCTTCTTGACTTCCGCCCAACGATTCGACGGCACTGACAGCGGTGGCACGACGACGGGCGGCACGAAAAACCCGCTCTCCGAACTGGGAATCCAGGCTGTCGCCGACGACCGCCTGGGCGTCGCTGGCTGCACCGACCCCGCGACCGGCACCGCGTATGCCGGGAGTGCCACGAACTGGTACCTATCCGGGCGGCCTGGCGAGAACGGCGTAAAAACCCTGGTCTGCAAGTACCGGCGCGGGACCGGGCGAATGCCGCAGATCCGCAGCTGGGTCCGTACCCAAGGTACCTGGGGCCTGGGCTGGGACGTAGCGCTCGACATCGGCGCCGACGCCGACGATTACCGCGGGCTGTATGAAGGCAATAGCTAACCGTCACGCGCCGTCGTGACGCACTGAAAACCACGAACCACCGAAACCCACCATGCTCACCCTTGTACTGAATCAGGCGATGGCCCTCGGCAACGGCGATCGCAAGCGCGGGGCGGTCCTCGCGACGATCAACGGGGTTACGTCGAGCGAACTGCTGGCCGAGGCATTCGAACTCGTCGGCAGCGACCTCGAACAGCTGCCCGGCACCATCACGCCGGCGGACGGGGTCGCCCCCTGCGAGATCCTCACCGCGCTGCGGAACCCGCGTCTGTGCGAGTTCGCCGACGTGAGCGAGCAGGTCGACGAGGCCAGGCCCACCGAACCCAAACCGCCCCGCGGCAAACGGAAATAAACGGCCCCCGGCGCAGGCCTCGGGTCGACCCCTCCCTCCCTCTGACTCTCACCTCCTCCGAGGCACGCCATGACCGTCGAAGCCCTGTTCAAGAATTGTCCCGACAGCCACAAAGTCGTCGCGTCTGGCGCCCTCGCCAGCGGCGAGCTCCAGCAGCTCGGCGACGGACGCGCCGCCTACGTCGACCAGCTCGCCGCGGTCGCCTCAGGCGACACCGTCGGACTGCGCGGGAAGGCCATCGTGCGGGTGCCAGCTGCCAGCGGCACCACGTTTTCGATAGGGGATCCCGTGATCTGGGATGCCTCCGCCAGCCTGGCCGTCAATCCGGCGCTGACCGTGGACGGCGCCGCGGACTACTACCTCGGCACTTGCCACAAGGCAAAAGTGTCCGGGGAAACGGAGGTCGAGGTCGACCTCAACGCACAGCCCCTGCTACCCGCCCTACCGCGACCATTCGTGTACGAGTTCGATTGCCAAACCGGTGTCGACACGGACGTCCACACGCTGGTGCCAGCCTGGATGAATAAGTCCGGCCTGCTAGTGCTTGCCGTGTACGGCATCGTGACCGAGGTTTTCGCCGGCACGGAAGACCAAGGAATCGTGACCGTCAAGGACACCGCCGGAACGCCGAACACGATTGGCACCCTGACGGCGACCGACGCGGGCGCCGACGCGGTGGGCGACGTGATCGTCTGCACCGGGAAAGTCCTCGGCGCCACCACCGGCGACGCGGTCAAGAGTGTGGACGCCGGTCTGGGGATCACCGGACAAGTGACTCAGGTCACCACGGGATCCGCCGCCGGCAAGATGAAACTCTACGTCCTCGCCATGCCCCTGGTTTAAAGAATCCCTACCTGCGAGCCGCCCGGGTGCGGCGGTGACCACAACCACTAAGCCGCCCCGGGCGCGTCAGGTCATGTCCACGCACGCTGATCTTTTCCAATCCGGATCCTTACCTCTGCTGATGGAGCAGTTCTCCGACAGCGGCCGGGTGACCTACACGCCCAGGAGCGGGAACGCCATCGCGGTGGCGGCGATCGTCGGAGATGAGGTCGCGACCGAAGAGGACCATAGCACCGGCCGTCGGCGAGTCCTCCGTCGCACGTTGGCCATCACCACCGACCCCGGCGGTACCTATGCGGGCATCACCGCGCCAGCACTCAGCGGCACCGTCGCGGTCGATGGCGTCAGCTACGCCGTCGAGTCGATCAAGCCACTGGGCCGAGACGTGTTCGACGTCGTGGTGGTACGCCGAGAAGCGATGGAAGTCAGTCGCCGCGACTACCGACGGGGACCAAATGACCTATGACCACCACCGCCACCAATGTGATCGCGATCGCCAAGGAGCGATTCCGCGACTCGATCGCGACGACGACGGCTTTCCGCACGTGGGAGGGCAACAGCTGGACGGTCCAGCAGGCCATGACGCGTATTTATTACGACGCCTTGCCGCCACCGGCAGCGGATTCCCATACGCTCGCCGAATTGATGGCGCTCCGTCCGTATTGCCTCGTGTACAAGCCTCCGGATTTCGGAGTGACGCTGCGACATTCGGCCAACGGGCCGCACTTCCGGTTCACGCCGAGTGGCGTCCTGATCGCGCGATTCGAACGCGACGTCCCGGTCGCCCAGCAGAGTGACCCCGGCGAAGCGGACCGAATTTTTGAAAACATGATGGGGGCCTTGCTGAGTTCCGGAGACGTGAACTCGCCCGGCCTGGTCGAGCTCGCCGGCATGGCGGGCTACTTGGCCATTACCCGGATCGACGAGGCGGGTCCGTACCGCTCGCTCGAGGACGAGCAGCCGACGATCGGCGACTGCCAGTGGTACTTCCTGCAGGTCGAGTGGGGAGTGAAGGGATAGTCGCCGTGTTCTCGCTACAGCTGAAATACACCGGGTTCCCTCCCGAAAAACGCAAATACAACAACGCGGTCAAAGCCGTCCTGGCACAAACCGCGAGGAATTGGCACCAGGAGTACTACGAGCACCACTTCACGCACGCCGGCGCCTCCGACTACGGCTACTTCAAGCGCAAAGGCGACGGTATGGGGCACGGCGCGAAGGGGTATCGCCGCACCTACACCGCGCGGAAGGAGAGACGATTTGGCCACAAGCTCCCGCTGCGGCACACCAGCACGGGTTATCGGCTGGGCAAAGTCGCGCAGATCCGTTCCACCCACCAGATGGGTCGGGTCGTCCTGCCCACCGTGTTCAATTTCCGACACAGTAAATCACGAATCATGATGCGCGAGGAGCTCACCAAAGTGCTCCCCCGCGAACTGGACCACCTCCGGCAGCTCGCCGACACGGAGATGGGCCGACAGATCCACAGCACCAGCACCTAATCGCTCGCTCCGCGACCGACCCAACTCGAGGCACGCACAATGGCCGTCTGGAAACCGCACTCGTTGAAGCTGCACGGCGATGCCGCCGGCGGAGCCGTCATTTGTCCCGACATCCTCAACCTGCAGGGTTCCCACAATCCCGAGTTCACCGCGGACTTGGTCGCGCATAACGGCCGACCGCTATTCGCCGGAATCAAGTCGATCAAACCCGTGTACGGGGGTGAGACGTTCGCCCTGCCGACGATCCTGGACGTCATCGGCGTCTTCGGGCTGGGTTTCACGGGCGCAACAAATCCGGGGATGGTGGTCTACTTCCAAAAATTCGACGACAACGGCGACGCGGCGCCGGGATCCGTCCATCGCTCGCTGGCGATCCACACGGGTGTGATCGTTCCGAAGCGGCTGAGCGTGGACCATCAGGGGGACGCGAAGCTGCAATGGGAAATCATTCCGATCAAAACGACTGCCAACGCGGTCGTCCTCGCCGCGGACAACGTGGCCCTGCCGACGATCACGGCCGCCTCGGCCCGGTGGACACTCGGCGCGATGAAGGTCAACAACGTGGCCCTCGCGAACTACACGGGTCTGGAGATCGATTTTGGAAACACGGTCGAGGTCCGCGGTTCGGAGTCCGATCCGTACGCCGCGCACGTCGAGGTTCGCACGCACGAGCCGACGGTCAAGATCACTGGGATCGACCCGACTTGGTTCGCCGCCTCGCCGGTGCCGCTGGGCGGCGTGTCGCTGCTGACCGCCAACGATTACGTCTACCTGCGAAAACGCAGTCAGGACGGATCGCACTTCGTCGCCAATGGCACCAGCGAACACATCAAGTTCGCGCTGGCCGGCGTCGGCGGCGTGGATTCGGCGATCCAGGGCCAGGCCCAACGGATCGGTGAGACCACGCTGAATCTGAAACTCGCCGTGGACGCGAGTGGCAACAACCCGCTCATCGCCAGCACCGCCACCACGCACCCGTAATATCCACTTCCGCGCCCTTGTCGTGATTGACCTTGCAAAGGAAAACTCGGATGTCCTACCAACATGTTTTGAAATGCGATCTTGACCCGGGCGGCGAGGTGATCAGGGCCCAAAAGTCTTACACCGGGACGGGGCACGCACGGATCGACGAATCCGTCGCTAACGGGCAGACCGACTCGCAGATCAACGTGGCGATCGACGTCAGCGCGGTGAAATCGATCATCATCCTCGCCGACCAGAACGTGACGCTGGAAACCAACAGCGGGAGCACCCCCGCCGATACGATCAGCCTCGTCGCCGGCGTGCCATATGTGTGGAACACGGACAGTTATGCCGCCTTCGTCCTCGGTACCGACGTGACCGCGATTTTCATCACCAACGCCAGTGGTGCGGCGGCCCGGATCCAACTCGACGCCGTGTTCGACGCGACGCCCTAATCCACCACCGAGGAACCTCCGGAGGTTCCTCGGTGGCTGCCCGGAAAGCCAGTCATGTCCCAATCCGAAGCCGTGAAGATCCTCGTGGCCAAAACGCATTTCAGTCAGAATGCCGCCGAGCAGTTCGTGCTGGGCCTGACCGAGGACGACTGGGACGTGATTGTGGCGCTCGGCGGACTGAGCAGCGCAAAATCCCACCTCAACAGTTTTCTCGATCTCCTGGCGGCTCGTCGGGCCGACTCGGATGTCGCTTCCGCATTGACGGAATTCACCGCCGGATTGAAGGCCTCGCGCAGCGACCTATCACTCACTCGGCGACAGGACGCACCGGAGGACCCTCCACCCTTGAAACCGCGCGGCAAGCCTTCCCCGCCGGTAAAGGCCGCGGCGGCGCTCCCCGCCGCAGAGCATGAAGAGCATCCGGTTTCCCGGGAAACGACTCGTAAGAAAAAGTAACTCACGCCCCCGTACGCTCCCATGACCACACGCAGCACGCTTCGCCACTCCCTGATCGACGCCGCACTCGTCGCGCTGATGCTCGGATCGATGCTGGCCCTCGCCTATGCCCGCGATCTCCCTATTTTAAGGATCCTCCCGTGATGCAGCCCTCCGGTTCGCCGCCCTTCAACTGGTCTCAATCCGACGGCGCCAAAGTCGCGAAGGGGGCCGCAATCGTCGGCCTGGCCGCCGCGCTGACCTACCTGCTCGACGCCGGGATCCCCTACCTGCGGACCGCGCCTGGCGCGAATCTCGCACTGTGCACGATGCTGGCGATCGCCGTGAACGCGGCGCGTAAGTGGGTCTTGGACACGACGACCACCAGGCTCGCGCGGATCGCCTTCCTCATGCTCGGGGCTCAGCTGAGCGCGCCGGTCTTTGCCGCTCAGGTCAGCGACCCCGGTTACGCCTCGTACCGGATCTGGGTACGCAGTGGCAATGCCGCCTCCGGCGGGAGCTCCACCGCGATTTCCCCGCACCTGGTCGTGACCAACGTGCACGTGGTGGGGCGCCTCGGCGCCCAAGCGGAAGTCCTGCATCCGCTGACCGGTCGAAAATGGATCGGCCAAGTCGTGGCCTGCGAGGCGTCAGCTGATGTCGCGCTCGTGTTCGTTTCGACCGGAGATCTCGACTGGGTCGAGATCGGCGCGGATCCGCAACCCGACCAACCTTGCCAGCTGTACGGGTACGGGGGCGACACGGTGCTCAAGCGAGGCGAGGGTCGTTTCCTGGGCGCTAATGGGAGAGGGGGCCGCGTGCCCGTCTGGGAAGCCGCCGTCGAATCGATCAGCGGTGACTCCGGCGGTGGAATTTTCGACTCGTTTGGACGGATCGTCTCGGTGAATTGGGGCTGTGATCCTCGCACCCACAAGAGCGTTTCGACGCCAGTGAGTGCCGTCCTCGAGCTACACCGTAAGTGGGTCGCGATCCTCACCCCGGAACAGAACCAACTGTTCGGTGGTGGGGGCTGTATCGGTGGTCAATGCGAGCGAGGAGGCGGCGGATATGGCGGCGGCGGTGGCGTGATGCCACCCAAGCAGCCGATACAGTTACAGCCGCGGCAACCGATCATCCCGCCGCCAACGACGCCACTGGTGCCGATCGCTCCGTCGCCAGTGAAGCCGGAACTGACCCCGGGCGACCTGGCCAAACTGGCCGATCAGATCGCGGCGGCCCTCGAAAAACAAAAGTTGAAGCCGGAGCCTCCGCCGGCCGCGAATGAGCCCCAGGTGACCATCGACGAACTCGCCAAACGAGTCGCCGAGCGCCTCCCGCCCATCTACGTGGACAAATACGTCGACGGCAAAAAAAGCGGCGACACCGTGACGGTACGGTTGGGCGAAGTGCTCAATCTGCACCACGGACAGCGGCACCCAAACAAATGACTCGGGGAGTGTCCTCGGGCAGTTTTCATTACGATCACAAGGAGCACTCCCATGGCGGAAGGCGAACCGACATACGAACCCTTTGGGCCTCGCTCGTCCGCGGACGAAACGCGGCAAGCACAGCAAAAAGTAGCGAACGACGCGATCGCCGATGTCGACATCAACTCGGTGATTGGCCGCGAGCAGGCTGGCACGTTTGCCCTGATGGGCAAGAACTTCGAGGCCAATGCGGACCGACGCAACAAGATCTTCGACGATATCGCTCACGTCCGCTCCACGAACAAGCAATGATCTGGACCCCAGATCGACTGGCAGGACTGATCGAGAGCATCGAGAAGGGTGAGCCAGTCGACACCAAGCGATTAGCCACCCTTCAGGCTCTCGACCTGGCCCGTGTCGGCAGGGAGTTCGTAGTCGAGACGATAAAGCGTCAGGAAGCGGCCGATGAGCAGTTCGTCCCCAAGTCCGGAAATTGATGAGGAAGCTCTGTACGGAGTGTTCCTGAACAACCAGCGATGGCGGGAAAAGCTCAGTCGCCGCGCCACGCACAAGGCGCTCGACCTGGCCGACGAGGATATGAATATCAGCGTCCAAAAGGGAATGACCTGGCGGGAGCTCCTGATCCTGGGACTCATGTGCCCGGCCGGGCTGGGTGTGCTCCTTGCGACCCACCAATTCCTGGCCGCCTCGCCGGCAACTCCACCACCCGAGCCGCCGGCGGTCCAGGTTGATACCGACACCCAGTACGAGTTCGACATCTCATCAGGGAAGAGATCGCCGTGATATGTGGTTGTTACTGGCACGAGCCGTCAAGCAGGTCCGCGAAAAGCGCTCATCGCTGTGGCCGCGCGTCCGTCGCGACTGGCTGAAAGACCATAGCACGTGCGCGGCCTGCGGGACCAGGAAAAAACTGGAAGTGCACCACATCGTACCGTTTTCACATGACCCATCCCGCGAGCTCGACCCCACCAACCTGATCACGCTGTGCGAATACCGCCAGTGCCATTTGAGGTTCGGGCATAGTTGGGATTGGAAGGCCGCGAACCCGCACGTGGTGACCGACGCGGCCGCGGCGCTCCTGAGGATCGCCGGCCGGATCTACCGATCGATCGTTCCCAGCGACCAACAAGCGGCATAGACCGATGACTTTTGAGGCCTTCCAGCACGTTCTGACCACGTTCGGCCTGTGCGCCGCCCTAACCGTGTTTTTCGTTTGGCAATCGTTCGAACGCGAAAAACGGCTTATGCACCGTCTCGAAATGCTCGAGGAGTTTTGCAGGACCACATTGATAACGCTCTGCGATAAGACAACGACGGCACTGATCGAGGACACCGCGGCCGGAAGGGCGAACGTCGACGTGGTGGCCAGATTACAGCGGTCCCTCGACGAACACCACGCTTTCGCGGTCCAGTTTGCCGCGAAATCCACTTCGGTGTAGACATGGCACAACTCATCTACTTTGTCTCTGGCCACCACCGACTGTCACACGAACAGGCCCGCGAGTTGGTGCCGCACGCCTTTTCCGATTCACACTTCGTGTGTGCGGAGTACTCGGCGACCGGACCAGGCGGCGACACGGGCTGCCTGTGTGGCCGCAGCGACGAGCGGCTCGGCTACTACGCCGATCGCCAGACCTGGCGTCCGATCCCGGGCGGCGAAACACCGATCCACGTCGGATACTGGAACGACGCCAAGCCCACGGCGGCGGATCTACTCGTCGGCGAGCCGCTGCGGGGCCTGCCGATCAAACTGAAGGACGGCCAGGAATGGATCGTCCCGCTGGCCCGCGAGTGGACCGGGGGCGACGGCTGGTCCCGCTGCCTGCCCGGCGTGCTCGCTCTCGACGCGGCCGGCAAGTGGATCAGCGGTGGGATCGACCAGCAGTACTCCCGGCTGTGGGACCTGGCGATGGACTTCTGGTCGCACCTGTTCGGCGGCCAGGTGACCGAGGCCAACGAGCTGCGATTCAATTTCCAGGGGGCGACGGACGCCGCCGTCGAGGTGCTCTCGGTCAACTACCGGCTCTCCCGCGCCGAGGTCGCCCTGCTGGGGCTGCTTGACGATCAGCTCGACGCGGTGGGCCTGATCCTGCGATCGCTCGTCGACATGGACCGCTATGTCGCGTGGCAAAAAAAAAGCCTTCCGCCGCAGATCCTCGTTGGCTCGAGCATCTCCGCTGGCGGCGAGGCCTCGCCCCCACCTACCGACCGACGCTCGTCGACCTCTGGGCGCTCGAAGCGTACCCGTAAGTCGCCAACGCAATAGTCGCCAACACAATGTCCGAAGTCTCCGTCAAATTCACCGCCGAGGACGCCGCGCTGTGGAAGGCCCTGCAGCGCGTGGTCGGCGCCAGCCAGAAGGTGGGCGAATCGATCGAGGGCGCCGGTACGAAAGGTCGCGCGGCCACAGCGGAGATGGAGCGATTCGCCAAGCGGCTGACCGAAATCAACTCGACGCCGGCGGAGCGCTACGAGCGGGCCGTCGAGCGAATGAGCCAGGCGATCGGCGTCGCGGGATTCACGCAGGAGATGTTCAACAAGGCGGTCGAGCGCGAGAAGCAGGTGCTCGACCAGGCGACGGCCTCGGCGGCGGCGCAGCCGCCCGAGGTCGCCCGCGCCAACGAGGAGCTGCGCCGGTTCGCCGCGCGGACCAAGGAGCTCAACGCCACGCCGATCGAGAAGTACAAGGCGACCGTCGAGCGGATGAGCCAGGCGATCGGCGTGGCGGGATTCACCCAGGAGGACTTCAACCGGGCGGTCGAGCGCGAGCAGGCGCTACTCGACAAGGCGACCGCGGCGACCGATACCAAAGTGGAAGCCGAGAAGCGGCTCAACGACGAACTCGACCAGATCGCCGCCCGTGTCAAGAACGCCTTCGACGAGCCGTGGGACGGTTACGCGGCGGACGTTGACCTGACCACCCATGCCTTCGAGCGGCAGAAGATCACCGCCGAGGAACTCGAACTCGAACTGCTCCGCATGGCCCAGCAGCTGGACCAGGACGCGGTCTCGGCTGAGTCGGCACGCCAGTCGGTCAAGGGGACCGAGCAAGGCGTCGAACAACTGGCCGACGCGGCGCGAAAGGTCCGCAACAAGGCTCTCGACGAGTTGCGCGCCTCGGCCGCGCGGCTCCGTGCCGAGTTCGACTCCGGCAAGATCAGCGCCGCCGAGTACGGCCGCAGGATGCAGGATCTATCACGCCAGTACTCGGAGACGCGCCGCCAGGTCGTGCTTGGCACCGAGGCGACTTGGGACCACGGCGCGGCGTTGAGCAAAGTCACGGCCCTGCTCGGAGGACTGGGTGTCGCGGCCACGGTGTGGAAGGGGATCCACTTGGTGATCCGCGCGGCAAACGACGCCTTGGAAAAACACAGCCAGCTGGTCGCCGAGGCGCGCGGCGAGCAGCTTTCATTGGCGGCCCAGCAGCAGGAGCTGCTGAAGAACATCTCAAATCGGACGACCGCCGAGAAACGGGACATCTTGCTGCGGGTGATCCCGGAGATTCAGGAGCGGAGCGGCTTCCCGGAGGAAACCAAACTCGTCGAAGCGTACAGCCATCTCGCCAGCGCCGGGATCGACGACCAAACGTCGGCGGCCGCGCTCGAGACCGCGGCGAAACTCAACCTGCACACTCCCGACAAGGTGGCATCGACGGCTTTGGCGCTGGGAGGCGTTTCCCGAGCGGTCGGCACGACGGACACCGACATGGTCGCGGGATTTGTTACCTCGGCGCAGCAGGAGAGCCAGATTTCGAACCCGGAGAGCGCGGCCAAGTCGCTGCAGAAGATCATCGAGGCGGGCAAGGCGGCGGCTCCGGATCAGGACGTCGAATCGGTCGCGGAGGAGGCCGCGGCGATCCAGGGCATGTTCACCAAACTGCTGGGCGACACGACGGGCGAGCGAAGCGCGACGGCATTCACGACGACCGCCGTCGAAACGCGGCAGTTCTTCAAGGAGACGGCGGAGCTACAGCGGTCGGGCACCGAGAAAGAACGGGCCGGCAAAAAGCCCAGCGAGGAGGAATCCCGCGCGATGACGCTCGGACCGATCGAGGATCCGGGAGGATTGCTGTCTCGCATGGAGTACTTCCAGAAGAACCCGGACGCACGCGAGGTGCTCCTGGGACGGACCGGGATCGGCGGGAACGAATCAAAATTGCAGATCGAGACGTTACTGAGCGACACCCAGGCCGCGAAGGACCTCCGGCAATCACGCGAGAGGATCGATTTCTCTCCCGCGCCGGCGCGACAAATCATCGAGGAATCGCGGACCATCACCCCGCACATGGCGCTGGCGGCGGAGGTCGCCGGCCAGCGAGCCGAACTGCAGAACACACTCCGCATGGCCCAGACCGGTATCGAGGGCTTTGGCGAGGTCGACGTCGGGAAGGTGCTTGAACAAACGCGCCCTGCGGGACTCATCGATGCGACTTTCAGCACGATTTCCGAGTGGATAGGGCAAAAGGGCAAGTCGCTGCTCCCGCCCGAACAGCAGCCCGAACTGGCGAAGAAATTGCTTGCGGTGCGTCTGACGGAGCTGGCGGATGACGCCGGCGTCAAGGAGCGTATCCTGCGGACGGACACCGCGCCGGAGCGAGTCCAGAAGATCGACAAGCTCGACATTAGCGACACCAAAAAACGCAAAATGCTGCAGGTCGCCGGAGCGATGACGTCGCTCGAAAAACTGATCGAAGGCGCGCGCCAGCCGCCGCCGGCACAACCACGCCCCCAGCCTGTGACGGTGCTCCCCGGAGCATGGAACCAAGCCGAGCCGATCGTGGAGCCACGCGCCGCGCCCAACGCCATCGCGAACGAGCCGCCGCTGGTCGCCCGCGCGTTGCCGCGCGCCCACGAACTCGGGCTGCCGTCCGAGCCGCGACCCACCGCCGCTCCGCCGCCGGCCGTGTCCCGGGAGATTCCCCGGCAGCCGGCGAAAAACGTTCCGTTACCCGTGGCCGTCCAGCAACCTCCGCTGCAGATCCCGCGGATCCAACCGGCGGTTCCTGCCGAGGACTTGGAATTCCCATTTGCCCAGTACCGTTTCGATCACGTCAAAAGCGACCGCATCCGACCGGTTCCCCAGGGCGCCGCGCCCGCCGCCACCGCCGCTCCGCTGCCGGCCGTANCCCGGGAAACGCGCGAGCAGCACCGGCTCAGCCTGCAGGCCAGCCAGAGCCTGCTCGACGCGGCCACCGCGCTGGCCGCGGCCGCGGCGCAGTTGAAGGCGTCCCCACCGCAGCTGGCGGTGCGGTCCCCGCCGCCCCTGCCCAACTTCTCCGGTCGCGCGCGACGCGAACAGGCCCATGCCGTCGGGTAATGCATGCCAATTTACCGCATCCACAACTGGGACTTTCACGTCTGGGAGGGTCCGCCTCCCGGGCTCGTCCGCCAGCACGTCTCGACGCACACGCGACCGGGGACGGCCGGGGCGTCCCATGCGAAGCTCGGTCTGTGGGGCGACCCGTTCCAGGTCAAATTGACGGCCTACTACGCCACCTTCGTCCTCGCCAACGACGCCCGCAAACTGATCCTCGAGCCGCTGTTGGACGTGGCCCTGACGAAGGTGTGGTACGCCTCGATCGATTACTACGTGCGCTACCAAACCATTTACAAGGTCGTAGCGATCCAAGACGTAACCGTCCAGTCGCTGATCCGATACGTCGGTGGTGGCCTGAACCTCGCCTTTCCCACCCAGTTGGTGGCGTCGCTGACCCTGCAGCCGCACGCGGGGACGTGATTTATGCACTACGAGATTTTCCATCGCGCGCGACGACGAGGCCACGAGTATGTCGCCGCGCGCTTTTGGAACAGCCAGAAAGACTTCCTCGCCATGGAGCCGCCCGTGCTGATCAACGACTTCAAGCTCCACCTGCGGACCGAGCACCAACGGATCCGCCGCGGGCCGGCCGGCGGACTGCTGCACCGCGGCGGCGCGGAAGTCCAACCGGCGCAATGCCGATCGTTCTTGGAGAGCGGCGAGGCCATCCCATGGCAGCGCGACGACGAAGGTCGGATTCTGCGCGACGCGCGCGGTTATTGGAAACGGCGCGGGGAGAACCCGCTGGCGCCGTTCCGGCTGGCCGTGGCCGGCCGTGAAGAAAACTTTAACCCGGAGTGGGTGCGGGAGGCCTTCACCGCCGAACTCGGCGAAGCGATCAACACGGAATTGCGCGCCTACGCGTGCCGCGCTCTGGTCAACGGGTGGACCGGCGATTGCCGAGGGACAACGCTGGTCTATCAAGTCGGCAACAGCGCCGACGACGGCGCCGTCGATAGCTTGGAAAGTTTCGACGCCGCGGCCGATAGCGTGCTGGTCGGCGAAAGCCCCGGCTACACGTTGACCAATAACGCGTGGTACCGGTTCGCCGGCGTGTCCGGCGTTGGGGGTCGGACGATCGCGTCGGCGTTCCTGTCCCTGTGGGGCTACGCCGACGACGTGGGCGCGCCGGGCACCAAAGTATTGTTCGAGGCCGCGGCGTCGCCGGCGGCCCCCGTGACCTACCCCGATTATTGGGTCCGCGCCCGTAGCAGCGCGGTGGCCTGGAATTCGCCCGGATTGTCCACCGGCGGTTTCACGCAGTCACCCGAGCTGAAGGCGATTTTGCAAGAAGTGGCGGACGCGTACACGCCCACGGCCCTGCTGGTCTTTCACGAGGACAATGGCAGCACCGACGGCACGTGCAACCCGTGGGCCTACGACGGCGACACCACCCGCGCCGCCAAGTTGACGATTGACAACGGCGAAATGTTTAGGCCGTTCCGCCGACGGCCGATTTACGAACGTTAACCCTTTTTTTCAAGGAGTTCCCAATCATGCGTGGAGTCTACACCGCAACGACGACAATTTCGGGACTGAACAGCGCCCGCACATTATTGTATATCACCGCACCCGCCAACAAGCTGGTCCAAATTCTGTCGGCGCATGTCGGCAACAATTCCAACGAAACGAACGAGCAATGCAGTGTGACGTTCAAGCGGGTGACGACGCTGGGGACTCCAACCGCCACCACACTGACGCCGGCGAAACACGAGTTGGGCGACCAGGCTGCTTCGTCGACGGTCAAAGCGAACGTTACGGCGTCCGAGCCAACCTACACGGCCAACAGCGAATTGGGCCGCAAAGGGTTCGCTTCGGTCAACGGTTATGACTTTTTGCCGACGCCCGAGGAACAGCCGACGATTCAGGGGCAAGAAACGATTGGCCTGTTGATCGAAAACACGCCGACCAGTTTCGACGCCTCGGTCACAGTGGTGTTCCGCGAAATCGGCTAGTGGCCGGGGCGGTGAATTGTGACAACGCTCGCGCTACAGGTCGCGGAAAACGCTGACGACGGACAAGTCGACGAGTTTGTCGAGAGCTTTTCATCGTCGGCCAACCCGGTGGTGGGCCGCAATTTGGACTCGAAAATATCCGCGTGGTTTCGATTCGCGGGGTTCAGCTTGCCCCACGGGTCGTTGGTCAACTCGGCGGTTGTCGAGTTGCACGCTTATGGCGCCACGATCGGATCACCGCTGACGCGGATCGTCGCGCAGCGGGGGGCCGCTGCGCCGTCCGCGCCGACCAGTTACGCCGATTATTGGGCGCGGGACCGCACCACGGCGGCCGTGGCGTGGAACGGCGGCGCGCTGTCGACGTCGGTCTGGACGGCGCTACCCGACCTTGCGGACGTGGTGCGCGAGCTGGTCGTCGACCGCACGGTGACAGCCATTTTGCTGTTCGTAGAAAATCAGCAGCAGGCGTCGACCCAGGACATTCATTTTCCGCGTGGTGTGGACGCCTACGGGGCAGATAAGGGGGGCAAGCTGACGATTGACTACAGCGCGCCAACATTTGTATTTGACAACCGCCACCGAATAACCCGCGGGCCGAATGTGCGGGCCCGTTGAAATATGAAACATGGACCGACGCAACCTAACGGCGATCTGGCACTGGCGGCGGCGCTATCCGCCGAACCGTTTACCGGTCACGTCCTCGCCGGGGTCGTTTGCCCCGCCGGTGGCGCGCAAGCCGGTCCGCCGCCGGTCGGCCGCGGCCGCGGTCGCACGCCGCGTCCCAACGGCCCGCGTCGCCGCCCTGTTCGCGGAGATGATCACGCCGGGCGGCGGTTCCGCGCCGGCGCTGCTGGTCCACCGCTTGGGAGCGAGCTTCCCCCGCTCGGGAATTCTCGAACCCTGGCCGTCGTCGCGCCGCCCGCGATCGGCCGCGCACATCGAACCGCCGGCCCCTCCGGAACCCACTGCGTACCTCTGGCCCAACGACCGACGGCGGAAGCGGTCACGGCCAGAGGCGCGGCGGGTACGGCGGCCTCTCGGATTGGCCTGGTACCAGCCGCTACCGCCCGCACGCTTGCGGCCACCCGCGCGGCGGCGGCCCGCGGCGGCGAACACTCGGCTCACCGTGCGGCGCTTGCCGCCGCGGCTCGCCGCGTTCCTCCCACCCCCACCCTTGCCGATGGCGTTGTTCGTTCGCCAGCGGCCACCTCGGCGGCAGCCCGCGCGCTCACGTCCACGGACCGGCGAGCGACTGGCCGCCTTGCGACTGTGCCACGATCCGTCGATGGCCGCCGGTATGTTCTTTCGAGACGGTCCGGCCGCCGCGAGCTTCATCCATAACACGACATCCGGCGCGGCGGTCCAACAAGGATCGGCGGCGTTCGCGCGGCGTGGTCCCGCATCGGCCGCGGCTTGGTTCCGTTCACGCTGTTGAAACTGACGAGGAAATCTATGGACGCCGTGCTACGCATTCACCCGATCGAAACGCTGGAGCGTCAGCGCGATCACGATTTCACTCTGCGGGGATACCAGTCCGATCGCCTGACGCCGGCGGCGATCGTCTCCGGCGACGTGGTGCGATTCAAAGTCTGGGACGCCGCCGACGTGGACGGGGATCCGACCATCGATCTCGATTCGGTGGCGCTTCCGTCGGCGACGTTCACCGCCGACGTCGGCACCGACTTCCTCACCTCGACGGCGCACGGTTTGGCCAACGGACAACGGGTGAAGCTATCGAGTTCGGGTGCGCTACCGGCCGGGCTGAGCGGCGCAATCGTGTACTATGTCGTGNCTAAGACCACCGACACCTACCAGGTCGCGCTGACCTCGGGCGGCGCGGCGGTCGACCTGACCGATACCGGCAGCGGCGCGCACACGTGGACCCGGGTCTACTCGACCATCACGATCGACGGTTTCGGCGTCGAAGGGGACACGCCGTTCGAAGTGACCGTGGCGCTGTATCGCGACGAGATCAACCTACTCGCCGTCGGTGAGTGGAACTGGGAAGGCTCCGTCGTGAAACCGTCCGAGGACAATCGCGTCTTCGTGTTCGCCCGGGGCACGTTCGACGTGGTCGCCAACTCCGCGGGGGACTTGGGAACGACCTAGCAGCGATGCCCGCTAAAAAAATCACCCTCGGTCCCTCGCCAGTGGTCGTCGAATACGGCGAGCCGATCGTATCGCGCCGCGAGCACTGGGCGGACGAGTGGACCCCTCGGACCGACACGATCGCCCTCGAGGCGGTCTGGTGCTGTCCGCCGGCCATCCCGACGGCGAGTATCCGCGTGCGGTACGGCGAGCTGATTCGCGGCGACACCGCCGTAACCTGGTCCCAAGTGCAGAAAGACAACACGTGGAGCAATGCGTTCCTTCGACTGCAGTTCCCCATGGCGCGGAACAAGGAAGGGACTTGGGAGCACCGCACCTGGTGCGGTGTCGTGCTTCTGGACGAAGACGACCTGGGCGGCGGGACGTTCAGTACGACCAAACGCGGCACCAAGGTCCTGGCGTCGGGCGTCCAGACCTTCACTTGCTATGGTCTGGAGCAGCTGCTCGCGGATTGGCCGATCCGCTCGTCACTGATCAACGACGGGGGGTCACTCAACGAGGTCCAGCGGCCGCTGACGTTCAACCGTGGTGGCCGGCCCAACCGATCCGCGTACAAGATTTTGGACACGTACTGCTTCGAGTCGGACAAGACCGTCGCGCGATTCTGGAGCACGCGGGACATCGTCGAGTACCTCCTCGAGAATCAAACGCCCCTCGATTCCACCGGTGCGAAGCTGGTGCCGTTCAAACTGGCCGGCATGGCGCTGCCCGATTGGGACAAGCCCGAAGTTGCCCAGGAAACGCAGAGCTGCCTGTCCCTATTGACGGCCTTGATCAACCGCCGACAGATGCTCTCCTGGCGGCTCGTCGTGGACGAGGAGTTGGACGAGGTCCACGTCGACGTGTTCAGTTTGGCGGAGACCAAAATCACGCTCCCCATCACCGGTTCTCCAGAAATCGCGGCCAGCACGCGGCAGCGGTCCCTGGCGTTCGATCGCGAGACCTGCGCGCGGGCGTCGCTGAAGCAAAGCCAAGTCGGAGTCTACGACCAGGTGGTGGTCCGCGGAGCCCGCATGCGAGCGGTCGGCTCCTTCAGTTTCGCGGACGGAACGCTCGTCGCCGGCTGGGATAGCTCGCTGCAGACGCTCTACGACGCCGGGGCCTCGTTGGCCACCGGCTACGCGGCGCTCGACGACGAGGAAAAACGTATCCGCAACGCCCACGCGCGCGGGGTGCCGCGGTTCGAGGAGGTGTATTCGTACTTGAGGATCCCGATCGACTGGAACCAGGAGGTCGCCGACGGGGAAAACGGATTCACCAACCCGCTGTTCCCGGGGACCGTGCTGGGCAAGTCGCCCGTGTTCCTCGGGGAGTGCTTCGTTGAGCCCACGCTCCCGCTGATCCAGGGCATCGATTACAGCCTGACGCGGATCGCGGACGGAGCGCCCGGCGTCGCCGACTTCTCGATCGCGACCAACCTCGAGGAAATGCCCCCGCTGGTATTTTTCCGGCGGCCCGACAAACCGACCAAATGGGTTGCCGCCGACAAACTCGGGATGGGCGGCGAGCTCCCGAAGGCGTTTGAGGTCGCCGGCAACACCCGATTCTCCGTCTCGGTGCAGGTGCCACACGAAAGCCACGGCGTGCTGATCCGCGTCCAGGGCGACCCGCAGCACGCGATCGCCCCGATCGACTTCGCGCCGCTCGGCGTGGACGAATCGCTGGGCGGTTTCGACTGGCGCGACGCCATCGTGACGATGTCGCTCCCCTTCGACGAGCACGCGCAGGGGGCCTGGCCCGAGGAGGTGCCCGCGGACCTCGACGCCCCGCGGATCCTCGTTCTCGACGCCGGCGAGCGCTACAGAAAGCACTACGTGGCGCCGGACACGGTGGTCGACGTCGACAGGAACGGCGCGCTGGTGCGGTCGACTGGCGGCTACATCCCGAAAGCGGGCGACGACGATGATGCGACGAAGCTGACGGCGATCGCCAAGCTGGCGCACGCCTGGTTCGGAGTCGCCCACCGCGTCCTGTCCCTCGAAACTACCCGCATGCTGCCGACCGAGGAACTCGACGTCGGCGACCTGATCACTGAGATTGGCGACTTGGCGGCCACGGGTGGGCACCGGGCGACGGTCAATACGACCATCACGGAGGTCCGGCTCAGCTGGCCCGAATCCGAGGGGACTGAGGCCCAGCCGCCGGTCCTGCAGATCGTCACGGATTCGGGGGAGTTGGATCCGATCCAGCACGAAGATGATCCCGGCCGCCCCGTGAAAATTGAAACACCCTTCGCCGGCCCCGACATCATACCGTTTGTGTGACCATGACCGCTTTGCAACCAGAGGACTATCGACGCCATGTCCGGCAGCTTGAACAGCGGCTCGAGCGGCTCGAGCGTGAGCTCGCCGGGCTGCGGTCGGAGCGGCGGCCGCGGCTGTCGGCCAAGCATACGCGGTACCAGGCGGTGGTGAGCGAACCGAACGGGATCGCGCCCAATGGGAGCGGCGAGATCACAATCTACAAGAACGGCCAGCCGACGCCGTGGACTCCGGAATGCTGGAACGTGTGGATGCACGGCGACGTCGCCGCGGACTACCACACGGAAATCATCGCCGAATTCTGGCCGGACAAGAACCGCTTTGAAATTGCGAACCAGGGCTGCGCCGCCGGCGGGTCCCATGTCGCGTTGCCGTAGGAGGCGCGCATGCGGGACAAACGGGGCGTCTGCCGGGAGTGCTGTTGCGAGCGGGCCAATGATGCCAGCCAGTACGAGGTTTGCGACGGGGAGTGGTCGCCCGCGTCCGAGGGCGTGCGGACGAGCAGCAGCGACGCCAAGCTGCTGTTTGTACCGGCGCTCGCGCCCGGGCAACCGTGGCGCGTCCGCTGCACGGTCAAAGTGTTTTGCGCGGCGGGTGCCACCTGGGAGTTGCGGATCTGCGGCGGGGCCGTCGATTGCGACGATGACGGCGCCTTCCTGATCTGGGGGCAGGATGCCGCCGGCGAGTACTTCGATCTGCACGGATCGATCGCTCCGTTCGACACCTCGTGTGGCGAGCCGGGAAGGACCAAGGAATACGTGTTCGCCCTGTGCTGGGACGGAGCCCAGCTCAGCGCGACGGGCGACGTCGTGGGCGGATTTGGGACGCAGACCTCCTTCGACGGACTGCTGGTCAGCAAGCAATTCTCCCCGGCCGGGACTCGGGCCGGATTCGCGACCGGGACCCTGTCCGGGGTCAGCTCAATCCAGTTTTATGACTTCCACCTCGAGTACACCGAAACCGACCAGCGCCCCGCCTGTCCGGTTTGCTCCCCCGTCCATTGCGCGCTGGGATCGATTCCGCCCTCGCTCGCGCTGGAACTCGCCGTCGACGCGCAACTGTTCCGGCTCGACCTCAGCGGGGGCGGGGGCGAGTGCGATGGGGAATGCTTCGGGGCGACCGGCACGTTTTTTCTCGCGGCGCCGCCCTGCAATGGCAGCCTGCAGGGCAGCTGCACCTGGTCGCATCTGCTGTTCCCGTTCTACGGGCCCTGCGCGGTGTTCTTCGTGCCTCCCATGCTCTATGAGATTCGTTTGGCGGCGTGGATCGAGTACGCGGGCACGTTCGGCGAGATTCGCCGCGTCCGCGTGACTGTGACGTCCGTCGGCAATGGATTCTATTTTCGGACGCTGTTGGACCTCTACGCGGACACGGACCTCGCCTGCGAGGACTGGACCGGCTGGATCAACCTATCGGTTCTGAGCAGCGGGGCGTGCGGCGCAACCCTGGCCAGGATAAAAAAAGCATGATCCAACAGCGATGGGAGTGCCCGGCCTGTGGGCACGAGTACACCACCGACGTCGTCCGGCTGCCGGTCCACTGTCGGTGCGGCCAGGTGGACGAGGAGGGGCACCTGATCGTCGAAGTCGACGTGGATCTCGGGCACGCGGCGAGTCGTATGGTGCTGACGGTCGGGCGAGCCCTCGGAGCCGGGGCGCGGTGGTTGTCCGCCGGCCGGCCCGTACGGAGCGACGCCGAGGTCGAGGCGCTCTTCACCGCGCACTGCGGCGTCTGCCCCTACTTCCGCGGTGCGACCTGCGCGCACCACCTGTGCGGCTGCCAGGTCCGCGATGTTTCCGGGGAAACGACCTCCCTCCTGGGCCAACTGATCTCGACGCGTTTGACCAACAAACTACGATGGCGCACGGAAAGCTGCCCAGACGGGCGGTGGTAGCGGAGGAGCCAACACACGCCATGGAGTCGGACGCACGCTGGGTCACCAACGTCGATCGCGCTCAAGCCACGCGGGCCCTGGCCAGCCTGCTGCCGCCCGAGGTGACGGCCGTCGCCGGAGTCTCCCGCAGCGGGGTTTCCTCGGCCCTGCAGATCGCCGAATTGTTGCACCTGCATCCCTTCGCGATTTCCCTGCGCGGGGATCTGACGAAACTGACCCACGGTGCCCGATTCGGAAGGGCGCGGCCGGATGACGGGCTGCTGGCCGTCGTGGACGACACCGTGGCCAGCGGGCGTTCGCTGAAGGTCCTCCAGACCCACCGACAGCGGATCGGCCGCAAGCACCTGTACGCTGTGACCTACGCCAGCCCCGAGGCCCGCGGTCTGGTGGACTTCTACGCTGAGCTGCTACCCCTGCCCCACTACCTAGAGTGGAATTTCTTCAACTCCGGATTTGTGCGCAGCACGGCTTTTGACTTCGACGGGGTGCTGTGCCGGGACTGTCGCGCCGAAGAGGACGATGATGGACTTCGATACCGGAACTTCCTTCGCGACGCCGCGCCACGGTACTTGGTCCGCCGCTCGGTGATTCCGCTGATCATCACGGCCCGGCTGGAAAAATACCGCACACCCACGGAGGCCTGGCTCGAACGCTGGAACGTGCGCTGCGAGCACTTGGTGATGGGCCCCTGGCGGACCCTGCGCGCTCGGCGGGCCGCCTACGACGCCGGCGCGCACAAGGGCCGTGGCTTCCGCGATTCCCAGTGCACCCTGTTCGTCGAATCCTGTCGCGGCCAAGCAGTGCGGATCGCGGAGGTCAGCGGCAAGCGGGTCATCTGTCCCACGACCGCGGAGGTGTGGAATTGATTTTTTTACCCAACCACGGCTGGCTGATCTACACTCCGCCGCACGTCAGCAGCAAGGCACTCGGACGTGCGTGTGCGCAACACGGAGCGATCATTTACGCCGAGCCGTGCCCGGACGGAAGCAATGGGTTTGATCACCATGGCGTGAGTGTGCCCAATGGACTCGAGCACTGCCGGCGAGCGATCGTGGTGCGCAACCCCTATGACCGCGCGGTGGGTCTTTGGCATCATCTGGTGTGGTGGAACTCGCTTGGCGGTTTTGGCTGCAGCGACTACCAGGAGTTCTGTAGGTGGCTGCGCGCCGGACGCCATCCGGCCGTCGATCTGTCGTGGCTTTACCTGTGGCCAATCAGTCGCTGGCTGCGCGAGCTGACGTATCACGTGGCCCTGCGTTACGAGTTCCTCGAGGACGACGTGCGGCACTGGATGGGTCTCGATCTGCGGCTGCCGCGGGAGTCGATCGTCCAGCGCAAGCCCTGGCCGGACTACTACACGCCGCAGGAAACGGTCGACTGCGTCACCGAGTGGGGAGCCAGGGATTTTCCGCTGGGCGGCTACGAGCCCGGTGTGCTGGTCAGCACGGCTCCGCGCGATGCGCTGTCGCCATATGCCCAGTCGCGGTGATCACGGTCGCGGTGACTCCCCGCCAGCCGCCCTCGCGGGCGGTCGGTGGGTTCCTCAGGATCGCCTTGTCGGAGATCCACTTCCGAAATGCCCAACGGCAGGCCGCCGAGGCGGTGCGTCCTGGCGCGATGACACTCAGGTCCAGATACCGCACCTGCCATTTCCGCATCTTGGGCTGTCTCATGCGGGTGGCACCTCGTTCGCGAACGCGTGGATCTGGTGCACCTGGCACAGGTACCGATCACTGCAGCGTTGCAGAGTGAACAGCAAACCACCGACCTGGGCGAGTCGCTGCTCGCCTATCGGGACCGCCAGGTGCTCGCCGAGGGCCTGTTCCGCCCGCGTTCGCGCGAGGACTTCGAACTCGACCCGCTGGCGCGCGTGCATCAGGGCCTCGGCGAGGTTGACGAGCCGCTCCGCGTATTCGTCCGGAGTGTGGACACGTGGGAAGCCACTTTTGTCGATCATGCCGCCCCCGCCGTCCGCCTTCGGCGGGCTGGCGGGGCCGGTAAGATGATCGGGATCCCGTGCGCCTGTGCCAGATCGACGCAATCGCGCAGGCGATACCGTCTCTCGCCGCTGCCCGGTAACCGATAGCCCTTCAGGCGGCCCAAATCAAACCAGTTCGCCGCCGTGCGAGGCGACACGGCGAACAGCCGAGCCACTTGCCCCGTGGTCAGGTACTCGTCGTTCATTGCACTACCGTCCGATCGAATCGCACCGCCGCCGCTGACAGTGTAGGTTGGCCGGTGCTCACATCCCGGAGCAGGAGCTGCGCAACCCGGAGTGAGCCGCCAGCGACGCTGGGCAAGGAACCGCACTCGCGGACATGCCGTGGCAGGTCCATCAGCCACGCGGCGCCCCGGCTTGAACTGACCTGGTCCAGCGCCAATGCGAGCACGTGCTCCGCCTCCGCGATGCTCGCAGTCGCCATCAGATGCCGTGGGCCGACCACCAGTTCGCCAGCGACCACCGCCACGATCGGACGGTCATCGACATAGGCGTCGATCGTCATCCCGATCTTCACTCGACCTGGCACCAACAGCGGGAGCACCACTCCCGCCTCCTGCTCCGCCACCGCCCGCAACGCATGCCAGAGGCGAGACGTCGCCCGTTCGAGGTTGAACTCATTGGCCATGCGACTACTCCTCGACTTCGTCGGATTCGTCCTCGTCCTCGTCGTCGCCGACCAACTGAAAGACGACCGCGCCGGATTTCGTCGCCATCTTCGACCCGCGCAACCGCGTCAGCAGATCTTTGGCCTCGGTCAATCGCTTCTTCGGGACCTGTGGCAACGCGTCGAGTTCCTCAAACTTCACGGGCAGAGTCGCGAGGATGCGATCGCGGGTAGCTTCGTCGAACTGGTCGAGCAGCCAGGCGGCCACCTGCGCGGCGTCGGCCGCGGCGCTTTTGGCGACGGTCTGCTCCTCGCCGACGATGAGGTTTCCGTCGAAGTCGATGGTCACTTCGGACCGTTCGACTCGGGCCGTGATCGTCCCGGTGACCTGCGTCCTCGTGCCGGCGACCTGGTGCTCCTTGCGGACCCGCTTTTTGCCCAGATAGTTGAGGGCCGAAAATAGAATCGACTCGAGGCGAGCCGTCGCGGCGGCGGTGCGTGCCATGGGAGGGCCTCCATGCCAATGCTCGGCACCGAGCCCGCCGTCCCTGGCGCGAGGTGGCTTCCTGCCACGGCCCGGATACCGAAGCCGGCTCAGCATCCCAGCTGAACCGACCTGGATCAAAAAGGCCGCTCGCTCACGCGCAACAAAAAAGGCTGCTCTGCCCTCGTGGGACGTGGCGAGCAGCCTGGACGCCGGCAACAGTATGCGAAAGCGGAAAAGTCGTCAATCTGATTGCCGGGGAGTTTCGTGAGTGCTGGCACCGTCAAACCGCGGTTACGCACGTCTTTTTCGCGACGCCGCAGGTCGAGCCGTCAACGCGGCTTGACTCGGCGTCTGGGTGTTTTCCGCTTGCCAGCGGCCAGCGGTGCAATCGATTTCGGCAGCGGCAGCACGCGGGCCTGGGCCAACAGGATTCGGATTTTTGCGGCCTTTGTTTCGGCTTGGTCGAGCACCACGCCGAGTTCCCGCCCGAGCTCGTCCAGCTGCCGGGCCTGGTGCAGCGCGTAGAACCCGGCCAACCGTTCGTTTGGTTTTCCGTCCGCTGGTTTTCCGTCCGCGAAATTACGCTGGAGCAATTCCCAAGCGTACTTCAAATCGACCCCGACGTCGCCGGCCAACTGGTCGACAAGTCGCGCTGGCCAATCCGGGTAGTCGGGGTTGCGTGGTGGTTTCTCTAGCGCCCTGGTCAGGACCGTGAGCAACATCGCGGGCGTCGCCGGCCGGTCGTCCCGCAATTCGCACACGGCGTCGACGCCATGCAACCGGCACATATCCGGCACGCCAAGCACCTCGGCCAGGATTCCATCCACACCCATTCGGCCGAGATTGTGGGAATTGCACAAACACCAGAGCGTCATTTTCGTGACGACCCAATGTTGGCCGCCCAACTCCCTCAACCGACTGGCCACCAAATGGCACAACCAGGCGTGACGCCACGCCGTCACTCGCTTGGCCAACTGTGCGTCCTGTTCGCGTTCGAGCTGCTTGACCTCGGCGGCTGTTTTCTGCTTGGCCGGTTTTGCATCGCCGCCGGCGGAGCGGTTGGCCTTTCGCGTTTCCTTGGCCTTGAGTTCGGCCGCCAGTTTCGTCTTCGCCGTCGCCTGCAGCGTGTTCCACAGCTTCAAGTTGCAGGCTCGCTCCTCGTCCCTGGTCCAAGTTTTCAGCGTCACCACTTCGAGCTGCAGCAGGTCGGCGGCGGTCGGCTCGAAAAGTCGGTTAAGGCTGTGGCGGTGCTCGATCTGGTACTCGCTGAGCTGCTTCCGGTTCTCGGCCCGCATGGGCCGGGTGTGATCGTCGGCGAAGCCGTACAGCTGCCGGACGAAGCCACCGCGGCCCGGCGGATCCCCCTCCCATCTCCCCACTTCCTTGACCAGCGCGGCCGCGATCGCCGGCACCGCGCAGTAGGGAACGGCCTCGCGGGCGAACGACTGCGGCAACTCGCCCGTCTCAACCAGCCACTGGATTTCCTCGGGCAGCTCGAGCAGCTTCACCAGGTTGCTGGCCGACTGCCCCGACTCGAGACCGTAGACCCGGCCGGCCGCCTCGCGGGTCATGCCCGCCCCGCCGGCGTCGGTCGCCACGCACAGCCGCTCGATCATCCGGGCCTTCTGGATCGGGTTGAGGTCGGTCCGCTTCGCGTTGCAGACGGCGAGCAGCTCGAGGGCCTTCGCGTCGTCGCACTCGGCCAGCTCCCGCGCTTTGACCCGGACGCCCCGCTCGAACTGGGCCAGGACCCGCGTTTCCCCGGACACGATCTGGTAGGCCCGCTCGCTCGGCGGGATCGCGGAGCCGTCGACAGCCCGGTGCTGGTGCCCGACGCCCCGCGGCAGCGGCCGCACGAGGATCGGCTCGAGCTGTCCCTCGCGGGTGATCGACTCGATCATGGCCGCGACCTGGTCGGCCGTCGGCCGTCGGTTGTCCGCGTGCCGGACCAGGCGATTCGCCGGAAGCAAAAACGTCTTTTCGAGGATCGGCGACCACGTCGGCTCGGGCTGCGACGCGTGTCTGTTTTCTCCTGCGGGCGACAGCAGACCCAATTCCTCAAGCAGCGACGCAGCGCTGGCGAGACGATCGTTCTTCTGTGGTTTGGCGATCGCGGGCATCGTTTCACCAATCCCTTTCGGGGCCTCGAGGCCCCACGTGTCGGCCCCGCGGTGGATCCCTCCACCGCGGGCCGTCCATGAATGGCGGCCGACCCTGGCCGCCGTGATTCATCTGTCATTGCCGTGCTTCAAAATTGAGCCGCGGAGTAGCTTGCCCTCGCAGTCTCCGCTGTTTTTCGACCGTAAAAACAGACACCGGTCGGGCCATCGCATCGTCGGCGTCTGGCTTGACGACGAATTCCGTGTCGGCTGGCACCATCTCCATCTCGACACGGAGAGGCTTGCCAACCTCAATCCCACCGTCGCAGTACCGGCGGTCGTGACACTCCACGCCCTTCGCCAGGGTCCGGAGAATTGTCTGCAGACCTGCATCGTTCGGCAGCAGAATGGTTTGGTAGCCGACCTTTAGCAGCACTTTCATTTGGATGGTCCTTTCTCGTGTCGGTGGTGATGGTTCACGCGAGCCTCACTTCGGTTTGGGTGGCGGCGTGCCGAGTAGTTTTCGCAGGCCGCCGTTGAAGTAGCAGCTGGCAGGCGCTGTCAGTCTGCCGTTACGTCGCAGCGACTCGAGATTCTCCAGCAACTCCTCGATCGCGTGCTCGGAGATCCGGCCGGCCACGACCGCCTCGGCGGCCTTCACGCAGGGCGCGAACCGCAGCTTCGCGCAATTCACCCGCTTCTTGATCCGCCGGGCCAGTTCGTCGACTTCGCAATCGACCGAGACGGGCGGTGTGGAAAACCTGTCGACTGGCACCGAGGAACCTCCGGAGGTTCCTCGGTCCTGTTTGGTTTCCAGACCTTCCGAAAGTGAAGGTGGAAGGTTTTCGAAAGTGAAGGTGTTATTTAAATACTTCTCTTTCGAAGGTGAAGGTGTTCGAAGGTTAAAGTGGGGATGGGGGCCGCGCCGCCGAGGAACCTCCGGAGGAACCTCCGGAGGTTCCTCCGGAGGTTCCTCGGTGCCCGGTCGGGTTTCTCCCGGCCGTGCTTCCGTGCTGGCGATGCAGGCCGGTGCGCAGTCAGCCGTCGCTGACCTCGAAGTATTGGCCTGTACCGGTTGCGGCTCTGCGAACTCAAACTCGTATTGGCCGTCCCACTGCACGGCCCTCGCACGACCAATTGTGAACGGATCCTGAACCTGGATTGTGAAGACGCCTGTCGTCCGCTCGGATCGCACCACGCGGACAAGACCGCGGCTCGCGAGGTTCTTGATGCGGGCCCGCCCGGCGTCGGTCGTCACGCCCTGATCGGCACCCACGTCGGTCGCCGTCACGTCGATCACCTGACGACCGCCGCGCGATCGCCTCAGCAAATACTGCCAGGCGAATTTATCGGCCGCCGAAATCTCCGGCCAGCGGCGGACCACGTCCGCCGTGGGATCTCCCGTGGGCGCGGCGATCGGCAGCTTGTCAGGGTTGGTGGTCATGTGGGATCTCGGTCGATTGCGAAGTCGGAGCTGGCCATGGCTGGACAGTCTTGCTCGCGTGATCCAGCATCCGGACGCACCACCGGTTGAGGCTCTCCCGCCCGTGACGGGCCGCGTCCTTGTATTGTTCCCGCTTCCATAGCGGAACTCGGACCGTGATCAACACCAGCGTTTCGTTCGGTTGGCCTTCCATGCGACCGGCTCCTCAAATCAAGCGTCAGTTCCTCGCCGCGCTCGCGGCGCGGCCGATATGCTTGTCCGCCCACGACACGCGCCTAACGGTCAAATACTCTCCGGGCGGCCAGCACGAACGGCAAAACATAAAGTCGCGGCCCTGGTGGCGACGACCCCATAGAGGTTCCTCGGACCGTTCGCGCAACGAAATCGGCCGGCGGCAACGCGTGCACACCACCCACCGCTGGTCGATTGTCGGCGCCGGCTCGGGACCGACGCACCAGATCCAGGCTCGCCGCGCCGCGCGGCGCAGCCGTCGTCGGAATCGTCGCAAAAAACGCATCGCAAACGCTCGACGCCGGCGGGAACGGAAACGGTGAGGAAGTCCGTTCCCGCCGCGTCTCGCGACTCCTCAACCAGGGCCGGCCGGTGAATCGCCAGGGCCGGCCGGTATCGAATCGCCTCCTTGCGGGTCCGCCCCGCCCGTCGTGGGCGTGGCACAACGAACATCCTCACCACGTGCGCACTCCAACTGATACGCCTCGACCGCTCGACCGAATCGCGCGTGCCCAAGCAGCCCGCACAGGCACACGTGCTCCATCGAATCGGTTTCGATGATGCCGTGATGCAGGTGGCCAGCCATCTCCAGAATCAGATCTGTGACGGAGCAGGACAATTGATCCGCGAACACCGACAATCGCGCCGCCATCTGGTCGGGGATCTCGATTTGGAATTTGGCCATGGTTCACCTCCGAATTACTGGGCGGCCAGCGGCTGGAGTTTTGCTAGCGAATTGGGCCGGACAGGCCGGAAAAAGCGCTCTAGTTTGTCCAAACTAGAGCGCTTTCGGCGCCATCTTACCCAGCATAAAAGCGCGCAGTTTTCTTGCGGCTGGCCGCAGCTTGGCAATCTGGCACTTACGAGAACAGCTTCAACTGAGTCCCCGGCAGGCGGCCTGGCGTGACCGCCAGCGGTCCGCCGCCCATGGCGATCTTGACCATGCACGAGTCGGGGATCGACGCCAGGGAGCGGGCGTAGACCTCCGTGTTCTTGACACTGCGGTGACCCAGGTATCGCTGCACCAAGAACAGGTCCTTCGTTTCCGCGTACAAGCGCATCGCGAACGTGTGACGGAGCGAATGGTACGACAGGCAGTGATGCGGACCCAGTAAGCGGTCGAAGATCAGGGTCGCCATGAGCTGCGGCTGCCGCCGTTGCAGTTTGGCGCCGGTGCCACTGGCCAACAGAAACGGCGACGTGCGCGTGCGACCGGTGAGTTCGGCTTGGATGGCCACGATCACCGAGTCGTGGAGCGGGATCTTCCGGCCGCGCCCTCGCTTGAACTCGGGCACGTCCAGCGTATGACCCGCCGCGAAAAAATGCTTCGTCTCCGCCCGGCAGACCTCGCCCACTCGCAGACCGTGCAGGCCCAGAGCTACGGCGATCGCGTCCCGCCGCCTCGCTTGTCGAGTCGATCTCAGCTCCGACGCGATCGCCGCTTCGAGTTCCCTCACGCGGTCCAACGGAAACCAGCGAATCACTTCGCCCGCCATCGCGTGTTGCCCTCCTCAGCAGTTGCGCGAGCCGTCCTTTCGTCTCTTCATCGGTCACTGGCGATCTCCCGTCTGCGTGTAAATCCAGGCTGCCACAAGCGCGGAAACAACGCACAGAGCGGCAAAAATCGGCCAACCGTCGTACTCCGCGACCGAGGTCAGGATCCGCCGCCACACATCGTTCTGCATTACACCGCCTCAACGTAGCCGTAGCCGTAGCCGTCGCCGTCGCCGTAGCCGTAGCCGTAGCCGTAGCCGTAGCCGTCGCCGTAGCCGTAGCCGGAGCCGTAGCCGGAGCCGTCGCCG